AGGTTAGACTTACCGCCTGTACGCTTGGCATGAAGCATGGCTTTTGTAGCGGTGCTCTTTGCATCAAAAAGCTTGGCTATTGACGGAGTTAGACCTGCCAGATCACTAGCGACTTTGCTCGCTTTTTTAACGACACTGATTGCAGTTTGCAATCCTTCTAGCGCCGTGATCGGATCAATCATTTCCGTACAACCTTTTCCCACTGCAGGCAAACAACTTTGCGGTTATACACATCACCCGTCCAAGCCCACCGCACACAACGGTATTCAGTCTTCCTGTCTTGGCTGGCGGCTCCCGGAAGAAACACCAAAAAGAGCATCAATAGCCAACGCATTTACCACGACCAACTCCACGCAATCATGTACGTGCCATATATGACGAAGGCCACTATACAGGCCGCCGCAATGAATGCTTCAGCCCAGTCCCACATGATTAGGGTAACTCAGGCCAAACAACGTTTTGAGGGAAGCCAGACTGAGAAGGTACATCACGTAAAGCCTGACGATACGAAACGTAACTGTCTTTGACTGCTTGAGGAACATCTGCCAATTGCGTCCAATCAGACATTAGTAACTTACCGTCGCGTTCTACACGAACAGCTTGAGCGGTAATTGGTCTGGTTCTTTGCAAGTTTAAACCTTCTATGGTTTTACCAAGTTCAGTAATTTGAACAGCCGCACCATCAACTGTGTAACCCACCTCGCCACGGTGATCAGAAACAATTTCCCACGCGCCTGAAACAAAACACGCAGTTTGATTTGCAGCAGTGCTTGGGGGTGGCGCTTCTGTTGTTTGAGCAGGAAATAAAAATTCAGGTTGGCCTTCTTCTCCAAAAGCCGGATTTGGTGACGCTACGGTATCACCTGTATATTCACCAGTAACGCTGTCAAAAGAATAGATACGCATTTTGTTACCTTTAGTATTTAATAATCATCATTCTGTACGTGTTAACCGGACGTGTTTCAGAACCGCCATAAGCCCCAGTGAAAATATTACTATCGTTACGAGCAGCTAGTGGGAAACCACCTGAACCTGAACCAACGCCAGCATTGGCTCCGGGTATAAGGTGTGTATGCGAAATTACATCTTGTGCTTGATTAGTACCAACATTGTCGCCAGCACTCATTGTTGCACCTGAGGTTGCGGGAATAGTTCTACTACCAGCGTCTGGATCAATGCCCGCGCCGTTATTCCAAACACGAACAAAACGACCGCGTGCATCGGGGAGATTAAAACTTGAGCCGTTAGCCGTGCCGTAAGTTGTGCCAATTACAGCAAATAAAGCAGCGTAAGTGCCTGTGCGCGATAAAGACGCCCCGTTTTCTTGTAGCCACCCTGTTGGCGGGGTGTTTGTGGGCCACAGAGCTTCTGTGCCTACAGGTACTCCCCCGGCTGGCGCTGTTGATGCCCATGTCGAGCCATCGGAAGTAAGAATATTTCCTGACGAACCCGGTGCTACAAACAAAGGTGCTGATGTGCCATTTCCTAGCAAAACATTGTTTGCTGTTAGCGTGGTAGCGCCTGTACCGCCATTAGCGACAGGAAGTGTGCCCGTGACATTTGTTGCAGCGTTTACAAATGTAGTTGAAGTTGTCCCTGTTCCACCATTAGCAATTGGAAGTGTGCCGGTAACTTGAGAAGTTAAATCGACGCCCGAAAGAGTGCCGCCCAACGTCAAATTACCCGAGGTTGTAACTGAGCCAGAAAGAGAAATCCCATTAACTGTGCCTGTACCACCAACGGAAGTCACTGTGCCTGTGCCCGGCGCTGCCGCAGCAATGGTCTGGTTGGGCCAAGTGCCTGTAATCGTTACGTTAGAGCCTTGAACAAGCGCGGGAGTAGCTGTGCCCGTGCCGCCGTTAGCAACGGGCAGAAGCCCAGTAACATTGGTAGTTAAGTTGGCAAAAGTTGTCGAGGTTGTGCCCGTACCACCAGAAGTTATGGGTAAAGCAGAACCAAGAGTCAAAGAAGTGAAGTACGACGCCGCGTCAACAACATCTGTACCGTTGTTAAAGACCAGCGTTGCCTTGCCTGCAGGAACAGATATGCCTGTGCCTGAAGTATTTTTAACCGTTTTGGCTCCAGTGCCTGTGTTATTGATAAGGTAAAACTTCTCAATCTGGCAACCAGAACCCAGTATTAAATTACGCACAGAACCAATGCCCGTAGAGCTTTCTGTGATATTTAAACGAAGATTTCTAGCCGCTTGGGTTGATGCTGAATCGGTAAGCGTAATCGTTACATCTGCGTCCGTTGCAAAATTTACAGTGGCTTGGCCTGTAATAGCCTCACCCAGAACTGCGTCACCAAGGTTGGCGTTGGTAAGATTACCCCATTGACCGGCGTTTGCCCCTGTTTCAAGCAACTCTACTTTTAGTGCTGACCATGTTGATGCCATTTTTAACTCCTAGTTCGTTACGACTGCAACCCAGTTAGCAGTCTGTGTATTATCAATTACATCCCAGAATGGTCGTGCAGTCAACCCATCTGTACCTGTTGCTAACTCGTTAATAGACGCTATAAACGACGCCGCTGCCCTTAAAGTATCCGCGCTTACTGCATTCTCAGTAATTGCGCTTTTAAATGCTGCTTGTGCCGTAACTACATCTGACCCCGTAGCGGTTTCTGTAATGGCCGTATTAACTACAACTACCGCCGTTACCGCATCTGTGCCTGTCGCCGTTTCCTGCACATCACCAAAATATACAAGACTTCCAGCTACGATATCTGTTCCGGTTGCTGTCTCGGCTACCGCACTTGCAAACCCTGCGTTAGCCAAAATAACATCTGTGCCCGTTGCTGTCTCACTTACTGCGGGACTTAAAACCCGTGTAGCAGTTACAGAATCTGTGCCCGTAGTTGTTTCTGTTATTGCAGAAACAAACGCTATACCCGCTGTTACAACATCTGTGCCCGTTGCCGTTTCGCTTACTGTTGGATTAAGCGTTAAAGTAGAATCCACCGCATCAGTAGCGGTGGCTAACTCACCTTCTCCACCCCACGAATTACTGCCCCAACTGTTTTGCCCCCAAGCCGTTCCAGCAATTGTTGCTGAATAAACTTCTCCACCAACTAATGCATCCGTACCCGTAACAGTCTCAGTAATTACCGCGCCTACAGCTATAACCGAAGAAATCGCGTCTGTTCCTGTGCTTGTTTCTGTTACTGTTGTAAAATACACCGGCCCGCCTTCGGTAGCGTCTGCCCCTGTTGACGTTTCCGTTATGCTTGAGGTAAATATCTTACCCGCTGCAATTGCATCTGTGCCTGTACCTGTTTCACTGACAGCGGGGGCTACACTTAACGTGGAGCTAACCGCGTCTGATCCTGTGGAGGTTTCGTCTACGGAGCTAGTGAAGGCGGTAAAACCGCCCCACCCTTGTTCGCCCCATAAGCCGTCACCCCACCCAGCCATATTAAGCCGCCAAGCTGAATGTGTAAGTCACAGACAAAGTATCGCTGTTCACCACAGAACGGTCGCCGGGTGAGCCAAAGTCAGCAGCAGAGAACAATGTTCCTGTTGTGCCGCCTTTAGTATTTTCGCTTGTCAAAAACGCACCGCCGACTGTTGTTGTGCCGTTGATATTAAACACTGCGGGAGAAGCTGAGTTAGTCACTACAGAAGGATTGGCGGTTGTAGCTGTTACAAGCGTGGCAGTCACACGGTTGGCGTTGCTGTAAGCAGTAACTTCTGTCCAACCAGCATGGGAAGCCATTGTGTCGCCCGCTGCAGGTGTATTAGAAGCGCCAGCGCCGTACAAACCAAGATACCAAGTGGTAATCTGGCTCACTGAAGTCAAAGCACTGCCAGCCATATATTGAAGGCCGACGTTGACCACCAAGTTTTTAGACTCAGCAGTCCACTTCAAGTTGCCATCTTTGTCATGGCATTTGATCTCAAATACGCCGGTTGCTTTCGCGTCCTCACCGGCTTTGGTATTACAAGTAAGGCCACTAGAAACTACGTCAGTAGCTTTGGTTTTTTCAATAGTCATGATGACTCCTTAGTTAGAACTACGAATGAGAGCCGCCGTAGCGGTGTTTGCTGGCATTGTGATTGTAAACGTGGTTGTAGAAGTTTTGTCAGAACCGAAGTCCAAAACAGCTATAGATTTGTTACCTTGGGTAGAGTTGTAAATCAACGCACATCTTGCGGTGATTGCGCCTGTCCACGAGATATTTGGGAAGCCCACAAAAGCTGTGTAACCAGAAGACGATACCGTAATCGGTGTTAACTGTGCCCCACCAGCAAAGTAAGTGCCTGTGTTGGGTACTTCATTGGTTGAATTGTATACAGTTGTGTCTTCATTCAAATCCGCGCTAGCTGTGTACAAAGCAATCTTGATGACGTCCGTAGTTAAGTCATGGATACCTTGGTACAACTGCGCCTTGAAGCTCGTGGTCTGGGTCTGGATAATTGACATATCAAGTTACCTTCTGACGGAACTGACCAGAACGGTAAGCGTCTTGACGCTCCATACCATCACCCAAACGTTTAGCCAACGCAAGAGCTTCCATGAACTTCTGGTTGTACAGCGTCATCATGTCCTGCTCACCCTTCATGTAGGTGTAAGCCTCAACCAAAGATGCGTACAAAAGCACAGGGTCAAAGTTATCGCCTAGCCAAGACGTACCGCCTGAGTTAGTTACAGAAGCAACAGGAACGGAAAAACCAGAACCTGTTCCACCAATATTGGCTGCTGCGGCAGACAGTGTATTTGCGACTCCATATTGCAAGCCACCATCTGTAATAGTTACGGCTGTTACTGCGCCGCCTGAAACAGTAATAGTAGCTAGTGCCCCGCTTCCAGAACCGCCCGTCAAAGGCACATCAAAGTATGTACCCGCTGTGTATGCGCTACCGCCCGTAATAGTTCCTAATGTAGCCACAGGGCTTTGAACAATTGAAGGTGGGTAGAAGAAGTAGTGCAGTTCCGCCCCGTATGCGGCGTCTGGCGTTGGGCCAAGAATAAAAGTTAGCTCAGCCGGATTGTCTGAACGTGGGCCAAACAAAGCATAGTACCTAGGAATCCCCGTGTCTGTGGGCTGTGGGTATGCCTGCCGTATAAAGTTAACGTCTTTGTTTAACAAGTACTCGTACTCACCATTGGCGCTAATAATAGCTAAAGAATACACCGCCAGAAAATCTGTGGGGCACTGCAAATACTTGTTGTTTGTTGTGGTTGCGCCTGTCACATTACTGCGCAAAGACGGAAACTGTACCGAGTTGAATATACGCTCTTCAGCTTGCTGAACGAACACGGGGATATTAGCCACGAAATCTGCTTCCGTGTTCTCCGTGTACGCTTGAATAGCGTTGCTGAGTTGCGTGTAATTCATGCCATCGGGCCTCGGGCAATCGTGCCTTTGGTTGCCGCGCCGTTACCACGGGTGACGATACCGGATGTCTTGGTGGTTTCGTTACCAGCAGCTTTGCTGATGTTGCCGATAGACATATTAACGGTGTCAGCTTTACTGCGATTGACGCCAGAACCGGGGTTCTCAGATATGCCTACAGGCGCACCACTCATCGTGTGTGGCTTGGCGTATGCAGAAGCGGGTAGATTGTTAATCTTGGCCATGTTATTTCCCCTGATTTTTAACTTTGGCCATACCGCGACCATACTGCATCATCATCTCATTGGTCTTACCGCCCTTGGCAAGCTTTGTAGGCTTTTTGCCGGGGTGCATGTTCTTCTCGTGCTTACCAATGGCGGACTTCACCATCTTCTTGTCTTGTGTCATGTCTTTCATAACTAACTCCTAAGTAACTGTTACTGTAACTGTACCAACAAACGTCGTTGCCACCAAGTAATTCTGTGTCAAAGCAACATCAAAATTACTGGCCCCACCCACAGGGTTCCAACCCCACTGAATATCCCGCGAACCACCAGTCAAACTGCCACCAGCATTTACACCTGCCGTAACGTACGTTGTGTCCTTGCGCGGGTTACGCACTGCCTGCGGATCATCCACTGGGTACATACCCAACAACAACTGCGGCTGATCTGGATCAAAACACTGCGGGCACACAAGCAGATTATAAATCTTTGTCTTCTGTATCTCTTTACGAAGTGCCGTCAATTTGAACTGTTGGCCACATCTATCGCACATGGCGATACTGTTTTTACCAGAAGCAAACCGATTGCCCATTTACGTACCACTGCCAATAAACTGTTGCCTCGGAACAAAACGTACCGAAGCCTTTTCACGATCTTCATCAGCGGCCAACTGCCAAGCTTCATCGTATTGTTGCTTCAAGACCGGCAGACGCTCAGCGCCATTCTCAATCTTAAGAGCCAAGTAGTAGGCCAAGCCTGCCACCATACAGGGCAGGAAGCGGAAAGGCACGTCCATCGTGCGTACACCCCCGCCAGCATCATCAATACGGCGCATACGCCAGTAAACAAACTGATATGTTGTGCTGTTGTCTGGGGTTGGCCAGAGGGTCACAGATGGCAGATTCTGCGTAAATACAGACACGCCTGTTGAATGATTGACTGCGTTTGTGCCGTTCTGCCCACGGAAGCAGTTGTTAAGCACGTTGCCAGAAATGTAGCCGTATTGAATAGTCTCAGACTCGATCAACAAAAAGCCTGTAGCTGGGAGTCCCGCCGCTGAAGTTAGTGTGATTGTTGTATCTGTGGCCGTGATCCCGCCGTTAAGCGTGGTGCCAATAGAGGAAGTCTGGCCATCCAAACGCTGATACCACACCTGAATAGGACGGGCTTGTTGTAGTTTGTTGGGGATCGTGGCGTACGTAGAAACACTGATACGCGTGATGGTCAGGTCAGCCTGCGTGGATGCGCTCCCCGCGCCCGTGCGAATCACATGCTCAAGTAGATCCACTGTATCTACGGGTAGTGCGTAGTTGTTTAGACCCGGAGTCAGGTTAATTGTCCCCTGCTCAAACGTCCACATGTTGACACCACGGTTTGCCCAATCAGCAAACATCAAGTTCAATGAACGACGGGCAGTGCGTAAGTCATAGCCCGTACGCAACTCCGAACCGGCGCGTTCAAACGCTTCCTCAACCAACTCCGTGAGGTCAAGATTAAACGCTGCGGTTCCTGAAGTGGTCATCTAAATCCTGCCGTTTTCTTTGCAATCGTTTTTGGTTGCGCTACGAATTGTTTTCCGGCTTTTTTGCCAGCACGTTTCGCACGCGTTGTCGCAGCGTACTCAGCAGGACTGAGGCTCTTAATCGCAGCGCTAGGAAGGTATCGCTCACCAGTGTCAGAAGATTTTTTACCACTTTTGGTTCTCCATTTTTGGTCGCCCCAGTCCTTCAATGATTTCTGAGGCGCTTTCAATCTCGGTAACCCCCGCCTGCCGCCTTGTACTTCTTGGCAACAAGCTGAGCTTTACGCGCTGACCACTGACCTGCGCCAGTGCCGTGGGTTGCTGCGGCTTTTACTTGAGACACAATCTTTTTGCGAAGACTTGGCTTTGTGTAATTGCCAGCGGCGTTGACCTTCCCACCCTCTTTGTACTGGGTGAAGTCAGTGTCGTCCCGCCGGGCTTTCTTAGCGCCCTTGGGCATTTTAGAAGGGGAGATGTCCCCCATACCGCGACTGGCCATCATTTTGTACCGCCTTTAACTTTCTTGGCTAAAAACATCTTGTCAACCATCTTTATCCGCTGGGGTTTGGTTGTAACTTTATTAATAATAGCCAGCCGTTTAGGTTCACTTGCACCATAAAACCCAGCCTTCTTTAAAGACTTAACTACACTACCTGTAGGTTTTACGGTCGCCATATCAGCACATCTTTCCGCGGGTCTTGCCTTTAACAGCAATACCGTCTGCACGTTTAGAAGCAGTCATACCACCGTTTTTCATGCCCATAGCAGAACGAATGCGCTCGTTAACAGAACGCTTATCGGTTGAACCGCTACCGCTTCTAGCGCTCTCACGATTTGCCTTTGCACGCTCTGACACGGACATTTTTGTTTTGTCAGCGGGGGCCATTTGTGATTCTTCAAAATCGCGACGGCCACTTCTGATATTAGAGGGGTCAATAAGTTTAGGCTCAGGCTCGTCAAAGCTTCTTCGTACGGCTTTAGGCTTTGTTTTAGGCTTTGTTTTAGGCTCGGCTTTTGTTGTGTAAGAGGTGCCAGACTCGCCATATTCTTTGGCGTTGGGGTTTTTCAACGCCATGTCTTCGCGTTTATTCGCCTCTTCCATTGCGTCTGTTTCACCGCCTTCGTTGTAACGTCGTTTCATGTCGACTCCTTAG